AAATTGCGCAGGTGTCCGCGAAATTATTTGGTTTTCCGGTGCTACGCTAGAACCCTAGAAAGGCGTAAGAATGAAAATCGAAACCCTACAAATCAAAGACCTAACTCCCGACCCGAATAACGCTAGGCAACACGACGAAAAGAACCTAAAGGCGATTCAAGGTTCGCTGAATCAGTTCGGGCAGAGAAAGCCAATCGTCATAACCGAAGCGGGCGTAATCGTTGCGGGGAATGGAACGGTCGAAGCGGCGAAGCGTTTAGGTTGGCTAGAGATTCAAGCCGTCCGAGTCCCGGGCGACTGGACACCGGAGCAGACTAAAGCCTTCGCACTAGCAGACAACCGAACCGCAGAACTAGCGGCTTGGAGTCCCGAAGTCCTAGCTTCTCAGCTTGTCGAACTAGAAGCCGCAGGGTTTGAGATAGAAGAATTTGGGTTTGAGAAAATCGAAGTCGCGGAAGAAGCTCGCCCGATAGTCGAGGACGAAATTCCGGAACTAGCTCCGAAGCGCGTGGCACTCGGGGACGTTTGGCAACTTGGCGAACACCGGGTAATGTGCGGCGACTCTACCAAAGAAGAAGACGTAAAAAAACTAATGAACGGAAAGACCGCGGCACTTCTTCACGCTGACCCGCCGTATGGAATGGGCAAAGAAGACGACGGAGTTTTGAACGACAATCTATACGGGGAAAAGCTAGACGAGTTTCAAATGAAATGGTGGAAAGCTTCAAGAAGTTATATCCACGACAACAGCTCCGCTTATATTTGGGGAAACGCTCCCGACCTATGGCGTTTATGGTATTCCGGTGGGTTAAGCAATTTCGAAAAGCTAACTTTCCGGAATGAAATTCTGTGGGAGCAAGAGGGTGTAAGTTGGGGTAAAGACGGGATGGCAAACCTTAGACAATACGCAAATATGGGCGAACGTTGTCTTTTTTTTATGCTGGGTGAGCAAGGATTCAACAACAATTCTGAAAACTACTGGGAGGGCTGGGAACCTATTCGGCTTTACCTAGTTGCGGAAATGGAAAAGATGAACTGGACAAAGCCGGACATTAACAGAATCACGAAAACCCAGATGGCTTCTCACTGGTTTAGCAAAAGTCAATGGGGGCTAATCAAAAAAGAGAACTACGAGCAGCTCCAAAATGAAGCGGCGGGGAAGGCGTTCACTAGAAGCTATTCAGACCTAAAGGCCGAGCACGACAAGTTAAAGTTTGGGAATAGTGAAGTAATGGAAAGCTTCTACGCTTCAAGGGCTTATTTCGATAGTGGACACGACCAAATGAGCGATGTCTGGAGATTCAACCGTGTAAAGGGAGCAGAAAGACACGGACACGCAACACCGAAGCCTATCGAGCTAATGGCTAGAGTAATGAAATCCTCACTCCCTAAAGGTGGACTTTGCTACGAGCCGTTCGCAGGTTCAGGCTCAACCCTTATAGCAGCGGAACAAACTGGCCGAGTCTGCTACACAATGGAACTGACCCCCGAGTATTGCGACGTGATTATTGCGCGGTGGGAATCACTTACCGGGCAGACAGCCCAGCTACTTTCCAAGACCCTTTAGGGGATTGGGAAGAAATCTAAAAAAATTTTTAAGGGAAGCTAAATGCCAGCCGGAAGACCAACTAAACCAGCAGAGATAAAGCGACTGACTGGCAACCCCGGCAAGCGCGCCCTGCCCGAGCAATCGGCAATAATGCTAATCCCGCAAGCAAGCGAAACTCCAGAACCCGCTAGACCACTTCTCAAATACGGGCAGGAACTTTGGAACAGGGTTTGGGAATCTGGCATAAATTGGATAAGCCCGAACACCGACCTAGAGCTTTTACTTATGACTTGCGAAATGATAGACGAACGCTGGAATCTCCGAGTGCGTGTAATGACAGATAACAACCCGAAAGACCGCCGGGGACTTCGAGAGATTGACAAGCAAATTGTTTCTAACTTAGGGCTTCTAGGATTCACGCCGTCCGACCGCTCCCGCTTAGGCGTGGCAGAAGTAAAGAAGATGAGCAAGCTAGAAGAGCTAATGGCGAAGAAAGCTCAAAGATGATTACGGTCGTAACCGGGCCACCGTGCGGAGGAAAGTCCACCTACATAAAAGAGAATGCTAAAGACGGCGACGTAGTCATAGATATGGACAAGATAGCCCTAGCTCTAATTCACGGCGAAGCTGAAAGCCATAGCTACGGGGACGACGTTCGTTCTATCGCCCGAGCAGCTAGACAAGCCGCAGTCAAGCAAGCGGTAATAATCGGACAAGGCAACAGTCTAGGAATCTGGATTATTCACACCGACCCAAGCCCAGCCGATAGGTCAAACTATCGAATCGTAAGTGCGCGGTTAGTTGAATGCTCTCCCGGTCTTCAGGTTTGTTTGGAACGACTAAAGAAGCGACCAAGAATAAACCAAATCAAGGTCGAGAGATTCGTAAGAGAATACTATGCGAAGCGATAGCTGGCCTCCGCTCTGGCTAACCCCGGTTCCCGAAAAGGCTATTGAACAAGGCGACGGAGAAATAGTAATCGAGTTCTCAGAAACCTTCGGGACAATCGGTAAAGACGGAATCGCTGGAAAGGTTGGACAAGCTCTAAAGCTTCGGGACTGGCAGAAAGAACTTATCCGGAACGTTTACGCCCGAGATGAAGACGGCGGACTTCTTGCGCGAACTGCCCTAATCGGAATGCCCCGCAAGAACGGAAAGTCTGCGCTCTCTTCCGTTAGCTTCGCTCTCTATTCTCTACTTGCTGAAGGGGTAGAAGGTGGGGAAGTGTATTCAATCGCAGCGGAAAAAGAACAAGCTCGAATTGTATTCGGCGAAGCTAAAAGAATTGTTGAATCTACGGAGCTATCCGAAATGGTAAAGGTTTACCGCGACGCTCTATTCGTTCCAGAAACTAATTCCGTCTATCGTGTTCTTTCCGCTGAAGCGTATTCGAAAGAAGGATACAACCCGCACCGAGTTATTGCGGACGAACTTCACGCGCATAAAGACCGTTCGCTCTTCGACGTGATGTCGCTCGCTATGGGTAACCGCGGGGCTTTAGCGCAGCTTATCGCAGTTACGACTTCTGGCGTAAAGAAAGATATGACGGGAGGCGACTCAATCGCCTATTCGCTTTTCCAATACGGGCAAAAGGTTTCACGCGGAGAAGTAAAAGACCCGTCTTTCTTTATGGCTTGGTGGGCAGCTCCGGACGAAGCCGACCACCGCGACCCGAAAATCTGGGAGTTAGCTAACCCGGGCTTTGACGACTTAGTAGATTCCGCAGACTTCGAGAGCGCAGTAAGGCGAACACCGGAAGCGGAGTTTAGAACTAAGCGTCTTAACCAATGGGTATCTTCGCAGACCGCTTGGCTCCCGGCTGGAAGCTGGGACGAGCTAAAGAGCGAAAGAGAACCTAGCCCGGACGACGAAATTATCTTGGGCTTTGACGGCTCATTCTCCGGGGACTGTACCGTTCTTGTCGCTTGCGTGATTCCTAAGAGCGAAGAAGAAAAGCCGTTCTTATGGCTAGTCAAGGAATGGGAGAAAGACCTAACAATTCACGACGACCAATGGAGAGTAGATATCCAAGAAGTCGAGGAAACGATTATGAACTTTATCCGCGACTACCCTAAGACTAGGGAAGTAGCTTGCGACCCGTTCCGCTGGCAACGCTCTATGGAAGTCCTAGCAGATAGGGGAGTTCCTATCGTCGAATGGCCTTCGACTAGCCCGAAGCGAATGGTTCAAGCTTGCGCTAAGTTCTACGACGCAGTAACCGGAGGAACCCTAGAACACGACGGTAGCCCAGTTCTAACCCGACACCTAGACAACGCAGTTACCAAAATTGACAACTTGGGAATCCGTATCGTAAAAGAAAACAGGAATAGCCCGCGCAAGATTGACGCAGCCGTAGCCGCCGTTATTGCCTTTGATAGAGCCGTAAGTAGTAGAATGGAAGAAATGGTTCCCGACTTCTTTTTCTAAGGGTGAGAATGGCGACAATAATTCAGATAACAGGAGCGGTGCTAGTAGTCGCGGGCATTGGCATATTTTCTATTCCCGCTTCTCTAATAGTCGCGGGCGTGGCGACACTAATTTTCGGTATCGCATTGGAGCGTAAGTAATGCTAAATAATCTCTTCGAAAAGAGAGCAGTAAGTTTCCAAACAATCTGGGGAGCTGGCGACGACCTTATAGACCTGAATCAGTCCGGAACGCTTGTCAATTCAGAAACCGCTTTCAAGATTACGGCGTTGTATTCTGCGGTATCTCTTATCTCGGACACTATCTCGACCCTACCCCTCGACGCTTTTATTCGACGCGACGGCGCACGTTATCCCTTTCGCCCGCGTCCAGCTTGGGTAAGTAAACCCGACCTAGACCAACAGCCTTCCGCATTCTGGCAGTCGGTTATCGTTTCTCTTCTAATTGACGGAAACGCTTTTGTTCGCGTCTTCCGCTCAGGCGGTCAAGTAGTAAACCTAGTTCCACTAAACCCGCTGAAGGTACAGATAAAGCGCAACGGAATCGGACGCGTAATGTTCGAGGTTCAAGGAGAGCCAAGACTTCTTAGCTCCGAGGACGTTATCTTTATTTCTGACCTAGTTCGCCCGGGTGATATTCGCGGAATGGCTAGAGTCGAAGCTCTAAAAGATAACTTCGGTCTTTCTATCGCTCTAGAGTCTTACGCAGCTAGATTCTTTTCTAACAGCGCAACCCCGCAGGGAGTTATTACCGTTGCTGGAAATCTAAACGCAGAGCAAGCGGAAAACCTACGCCGCGGATTCGACGCAGCTCACCGTGGACTAAAGAAATCACACAAGACCGGAGTTCTATCCGGTGGAGCAGAATGGAAAGCAACGGGAGTAGACCCGGAGCAGAGTCAGCTAGAAATGTCTAGGCGTCTAGCAGTCGAAGACGTAGCTAGAGCGTTCAACATTCCGAACCATATGCTAGGCGTTCAAGGCTCGACCGCTTACGCTTCCGTGGAGCAGGATTCGATTTTCTTCGTCCAACACACACTTCGCCCAATCGTCCAGAAACTAGAAACCGCGTTCAGCCCGCTTCTAAACGAAGTCCCGGGCGGGGAATTAGCATTCCTAAGATTCAACCTAGACGGACTTCTTCGCGGAGATTCTCAGGCTAGAGCTAACGCTTATTCAATCGGGCTTCAGGCGGGTTATTACACCGTAAACGATATCCGCAGACTGGAAGACCTTATCCCTATGACCGAATCAGTAGCCGACGAAGTTAGAGTGCCATTAGCTAACGTAGCTATCGCAGATTCTAGAATCGCTACCGACGACAAAAAGGTAGCTATGGCGCAGAAGCTAGTTCTAGCAGGATATGACCCGAAGGCCGTTCTCGAAGCTCTAGGACTTCCAGCTATCCCGCACACCGGAATTCCAAGCACCCAACTTCAGGCAGTCGCTCAGATTGACCCAGCTAATCCGCAAGGCGTTTACGAGGTCGAGTAATGATTCTCCACAATGTTTATACCCTTACAGCGGGGACTCCAACCGAAGTAGTTGGGCCAGCAACACAAAGGCAAGTAGCGCATTTTCATAATCTTCAAAAATCTTCAAACAATTATATTTATCTTGGAAGTCAAACCGTAAGCACCGCAAACAGTATTCACCTAGACCCGGGGGAATCAAAAGAAATAACCCTAGAGCCATTAGATACCATTTGGGCAGTATCAGACCCAACTGGATTAGAGCTAGGGGTTCTAATAGTTAGGCAGAGTCAATAGTGCCGTATTACATTACAGATAAATCGGAATCTTGCCCGGCTTGGAGCGTCATCAAAGACGACGGAGAAGTTCTAGCTTGCCACGACACTAAAGAATCAGCGATTGAACAAGCTATCGCAGTATCCATAGCGGAAGAAACCGAGTTCGTCGGAGAGCGCGCAGCGGTTGGCGAACTAAAGATTGGCGATTGGGTTACTTGGAATATCAGAAACCCGAAGGTACTTGCTCAGGTCGTAATGATAGAAGGCGAACTAGCCGGGCTAGAAGTTTACGAATTAGAAGACGAAGTCTACCATTCGACTAGTCGCCTAATGATTATGAACGTCTTCAAGCTCGAAAGAATTCAAATGCCCGAGAAAATTTCGGCGGAAATAGAAGACGCAGAAGAACAAGAACTAGAAGACGAAGGCGAAGCAAATCTCCCGGACAACTATCGTCCGGCACTAGCTCCCGACGTTCCAGAGGGTAGAGCTTGCGGAAATTGCTTCTTCTTCAACGAAGAAAGACTAAACGAAGACGGCGATAAAGCTTGGTGCGAACGCTGGGACGCATTCGTAGACGGCGGAAATTACTGTAATGCTTGGGAGCCTAACGAAGAAGCTAGAGAAGAGCGGGACGTAAACCTAACACCGCCCGCCTATATGAGAGCAGCCGCCCGCCGTGGACTGGAATACTATTCTGAAGGACTAGCCGGGGACGGTCTAACCGACCGAACCGTTAGAGAAGCCCGCGCTATGGCAGCGGGAAACGTTACCGCGGACAAATGGGTAAGAATTGGCGCGTGGATTGCCCGCCACTTAGGCGACCTAGATTCTCCGGACGCTAATCCAACTTCCGAAAACTATCCTTCTGCCGGAGTAGTGGCGCACCTTCTTTGGGGAAGTGGCCCTAGCAAAGCTTCAGCGCGTAGAGCGTTGAACTATGCGCAAGGAGTCGTTAGTAGACTAGAAGAAGAAAATCGCGCAATCATAAGTCAGGAAAGCGAACAAATGGCAAAGATAGAAAAGCGGACTAACGAAGTTCAGTTCGAACTAAGGGCAGTAGAAAACGGCGACGGAATGACCTTCACCGGATACGCCGCAGTCTTCAACTCTCCAAGCGAACCCCTTCCATTCATTGAGCGTATCGCGCCGGGAGCTTTCAAGCGTTCACTAAAAGCCCGCAACGATATCAAGCTTCTATGGAACCACGACACCGGGGCAGTTCTAGGCTCTACCCGGGCGGGAACCCTAAAGCTCGAAGAAGATTCTTACGGACTACGCGTTACGGCAGTTCTTCCAGATACTAACTTGGGACGCGACGTTAGGACGCTAGTCCAGCGAGGCGACGTAAACGCTATGTCTTTTGGATTCTCCGTTCCCGCAGGTGGCGATACTTGGAACGCTGAAGGAACAGAAAGAACTCTAAAGTCTGTCAGAATTTTTGAAGTGAGCGTTGTTGCGTATCCGGCATATCAGCAGACCGCGGGAACCGCTAACGTTCGTTCATTCGACGGAGTTGCTAAGAGAACTGAAGTAGACGCAGACCAACTAGCGGACGCTTTCTTAGCTATTGAAGACGGCAAAGACCTATCTCTAGAGCAGTCCGAACTTCTAACTAAAGTAATCCAGCGACTAACCCCGCAGGAGGAAGCCGAAGTAGAAGCAAGCTCGGACGAACTAACCGCTCTAGAACTAAAGAAGAAGAAAATCGAACTACTAATGAAGAGGCTATAAAATGGCAACCGTAGAGCAAATCAAAAACGCAATTCTTGACGTTTCAGGCAACCCAGATTCGGGTATCGTCCGTGATAACGTAGACACTTGGGCGCAAGCAGTCTGGGAGATTGATAACGAAGTCAAGCCGAAAGAAGTTCGCGTCATAGAAGCTAAAGAAACCCGCTAAGGGTCAGTCGAGGATTTCCCCCTTTCTCTCGACACGCAACCCCGCCGTATTCCTTTCCGGCGGGGTTGCTCTTTATCTTGATTAGTAGAATATAAGTAATGGGTTGAGTCAGCTCCCCGTTGCTTCGTATGAGTTAGCTCGACGAAATCCCACTAATCAAATCAAACAAGGAGTAACAACTATGTCAGACTTTCTAAAGTCGCAGGTTGAAGCCCGCAACAACCTAATCGAACAGGCTCGTACAGTAATCGAGTCAGCCGAAGCGGACAAGCGTGGACTAACCGTAGATGACCAAGCAACAATTGAGCGTATCGAGAACGAGATTTCTCAGCGCGACGCAGCAATCGACACCGCTAAGAAAATGGAAGAGCGCGAAGCCCGCGCAGTAGACGCAGCCCGCGAGTCTTTCATTCCTTCTTCAGAGGTTCGCAACGACTCCGCTATCTTGCGCGCAATCGCAAACGGTGAAGTTCGTTCACACACATTCGGAACTGAGTCCCGTACTCTAGTTCCTTCCGACAACACCGTGCCGAAGTCTTTCTTCGACGAGGTGTTCAGTATCGCCAGACTTGCCGGGCCTATGCTAAACGTTGCTCAGGTAATCAACACAACTTCTGGAGAGAACCTAACCATTCCAACTCTGACAGCGCGTTCAACCGCGACTATCAAGGTTGCTGGTTCAGCAATCGCCGACAGCGAACCAACATTCAGCTCTCTAACTTTGGGCGCGTACAAGTATTCATTCCTAGTCCCAGTAGCTAACGAATTGCTAACTGACGCAGGTTTTGATATCAGCGCACTAATCGCAGAACAGGCCGGAAACGCAATCGGTTTCGCAATCAACACCGGACTAACCGTTGGAACTGGAACAGTAGAGCCAACTGGTATCTTCACTACCGGAGCTTCTGCCGTAACAGGTGGAACCGGAGTCGGTGGCGCACCAACTTACGAAAACCTAGTAGACCTTCTTTACACTTTGGACGGACAGGCACGTTTGCTTCCGGGTGTTGGCTGGCTTATGGCTAAGTCTGCTATCGCAGCAGTTCGTAAAGTCAAGGACGGCGACGGACGCTTTATCTGGTCTGCTGGTTCAATCGCAGCAGGACAGCCAGATGAACTTCTTGGCTACCCGGTCTTCGAGAACCCGGCAGCTCCGACTTTGGGAACCGCCGCGTTCTCAATCGGTGTAGGCCACTTGCCTTCATATAAGGCACGTCTAGCCGGTGGAATCCAAGTTGCGCAGTCAGCAGATTACGCCTTCAACGAGGACGTAACTACATTTAGAATTACCGCCAGAACTGACGGAAATCTAACACACGCAAGCCACTTTGTGAAATTCAAGGGTGGAGCAAGCTAAGCCAAAAGCATTAGCTAACAAGCTGGAGAGGTCGCCGGACGGTAGGGTTTCGGCGGCCTTTCCTTTTGTCTTTTCGGGGTGATAATCTTTCCCTATGACTCCTACCAAATCAAAGAATCCTGCTAACCGTGAACAGTTCAAAGGAACGGTTTCCCTTTATTCCAACTCTCCCGACCAACCGACGGGCTATGGACAACAAGCCCGCTACTTAGTAGACCGACTAAAACGCCACGGCTTAGACGTTGCGGCTCTCTCTAACTACGGACTAGAAGGAATCAAGCGCGAACTAGAAACCCCTTACGGAAAGATTCCCCACTTCGCCCGGGGAATGGACTTGTATTCGAATGACACCGCACCGATTGACCACGTGAACTTCGCAGGGCAGAAACCGAATCAACCCAACGCGCTTATTACTCTCTATGATGTTTGGGTTCTCACTAATCCAGCGTTTGACACCTTTCCGATTCTTGCGTGGACACCGCTCGACCACCTAACACTTCCGCCACGTGTAGAAACTTTTCTTAGAAAAGAAAACGTTACGCCCGTTGCTATGGCTCCGCACGGCGTAAGGCAAATGGAAGAAAAGGGTATTGTCTGCCGATACGCACCGCACGGAATAGACACTAAGAAGATAAAGCCGACGTTTGAAATAGACGGAACACCGATAGAAGAGCATATGGGCAGTAAGGATAGATTCGTCGTTGGAATGGTGGCAGCAAACAAATCCAGCGGGCTAGTTCACCGTAAAGCGTTCAGCGAAAATATTCTTGGATTCTCAATCTTTAAGAAGAAGCACCCGGACGCTATGTTGTATCTTCACACCGAACCGCTTTCTAAAGGTGTTGGGTGGAACCTTCTTAGCCTTCTTCAATCGCTAGGAATAGAGAAAGAAGACGTAGCATTCCCAAACCCGGTTAGCTACAAATACGGAATACCGCAAGAACACCTAGCCGCCTACTATACGGGAATGGACGTTCTTCTAGCAACGTCCTACGGAGAAGGATTCGGAATTCCAACTATTGAAGCACAAGCAACGGGAACCCGAGTAATCGGTTCAGATTGGGCAGCGACTCCGGACTTAGTGGCAGAAGATTCTTGGGTAGTTTCTGGTCAGCCGTCTTGGGACTCCGGGCAGGACGCTTGGTGGCAAATTCCAAACGTTCCGTCAATAGTCGCCGCTCTCGAAGACGCCTACAAGCAAGGCAAAGGCCGTTCTCAGGTAGCTATCGACTTTGCTAAACAGTTTGACGTGGAAACGGTTTGGTCTAAGTATTGGCTCCCGATTCTACGGGATACGTTCGCAAAATGATTCCAGTTCTAGGCTTTGCCGTTTACAGTCAGTTCCACAAAGCCGATAGATTACTAGAGTCGATAGATTACCCGGTCAAGCATTTAGTAATCGTAGATAACTCAGGGCTTCAGACTTGGGAGCCGAAGAAGCCGGAGTCAGTCGAACACTTCTTCGTCCTTCGTATCCCTTACGGACTTGGCCTAGTCGGTGCTTGGAATCTAATAATCAAATCGACACCTTACGCGCCTTACTGGGTTTTGATAAATGACGACGCTTGGTTTGAACGCGGGGCATTAGAAATAATCGCTCGGGAAGCAGACCCGGAAGCTCTAAACTTCGTAAACATTATTCCGCTATGGTCTTGTCTTGTTTTTGGAGAAGGGGCAATAGCTAAAGCCGGACTCTATGACGAACGCTTCTATCCGTTGTATTTTGACGACAACGACTTACACCGAAGAATGATGAAAGCAGAAGTAAAAGAAAATCACATAGACGCAAAGATTCACCACGAAAACTCTTCCAGTATGAGCGGAAAGAATGAAGAGAATAATCGAACCTACGGAGCTAACAGCAACCTATTCAACAAGAAGGTAGCCGAAGAAGACTTCTCTCCGGGCTACTGGGACTTGACGATAAGAAGGGCTAACCGTTGGGACTAAAACTTTACACCGGGGGAACGTTCGACCTATTCCATTCCGGCCACGCTAATTTTCTAAGGGTATGCGCAGAGATAAGCAATACGGTGGTGGTATCTCTAAACACCGACGAATTCATAGAAGCCTATAAAGGGAAGCCGCCGATAATCAGCTACCAAGACCGATACGAAGTTCTAATGGCTTGTAAATACGTAGACTCGGTTATTCCTAATTCTGGAGGCGCGGATAGCAAACCAGCTATTCAGGAAGTAAACCCGGACATTATCGCTATTGGTTCAGATTGGGCAAGGAAGGACTATTGCGCACAAATGGGCTTTAGCCAAGACTGGCTAGACGACCGAAATATCTCTCTAATCTACATTCCCTATACGGCTGGGATTAGCTCGACCGCGATAAAAGCCCGACTAGTAAGATAGAAGAGAACAAAGGAAAATAATTTGGCAATCGTAAATGGGTATTGTTCTTTAGCAGAAGTAAAAGCTTCGGCACGGATTACAGACAACGTAGACGACGCACTACTAGAGCTAGCCGTTGAATCAGCTTCCCGGCTGGTCGATAGTTATACGCAGCGGTATTTCTATAACGCTGGAACAGCAACCCGGCTATTCGTTCCGCAGGATTCTTACGTTACTGAAATGGACGACCTAGTAACTCTGACCACTCTCCAGACTTCCGACGGCGACGACTTCGGGACAACTTGGGCCGCTAAGGATTATCAGCTAGAGCCGTTGAATGGCGTAGTAGACGGTCTTACAGGACACCCAGCAACCCGTATACGGGCCGTAGACGACTTCTTGTTCAACGTCCTAGACGGAGAAGCAACTGTAAGAATTGTCGGAGTATGGGGCTGGTCAGCCGTTCCAGTAGCCGTCAAGCAAGCGACCGTCATTCAAGCCGCAAGAATCTTCAAGCGCAACGATTCCCCGCTTGGAATCGCGGGCTTCGGCGAAATGGGAGCGGTCAGGGTTGGCGTTCAACTTGACCCGGACGTAAAGCACCTTATCGACGTTTACAGAAAAGTTAGATTCGCCTAATGGCTTCAATTACCGACCTGCGCGCCGGACTAGCTACCCGACTAGCTACTATCTCCGGGCTTAGAACTACCACCGAAACCCCGGACACAATTAGCCCGCCTATCGCAATTATCAACGTGGCAAACGTGAACTACGACCGAGCCTTCCAGCGTGGACTAGACGAATACAACTTCGTTATTACCGTAATCGTTGGTCGTGTCGGAGAGCGTTCAGCGCAAAGGCTTCTCGATTCTTACGTTAGCCCGGTAGCTCCGTCTTCGGTGAAGCTGGCTATAGAATTAGATAGGACACTCGGCGGGAAATGTGATTCTCTCCGGGTTACTGATATGCGAAATTACGGCTCCCTTGTAATCGGAGAAGTTACCTACCTAGCTGCCGAATTCAACGTCGTAGTTTACGCACAATAAAACCGCTAGGAAAACAGGAGAAACAAAATGGCAAAATATGTAGTTACAGCTACAACAGTAAAAATCGGAGCGACTAACGTTTCCGCTAACTGCGCTTCGGCAACACTTGAACTAACATCAGCAGACATAGACGTAACCGACTTCAGTTCCGCAGGATACACGAAACTAATTGGCGGCCTAAAGTCCGGAACCGTAACACTAGACTTCCACAGCGATTACGGAGTGGGCGGAATCAACACCATTCTTAACCCGCTACTTGGAACAATCGCAACCGTTACTCTAGTTCCAAATGGAACCGTAGTATCATCTACCAACCCAATCTGGACAGCGCCAGTTCTAATCAACAGCGTTAGCCCAATCGCAGGGGCCGTGGGCGATTTAAGTTCGTTTTCTGTGTCGTTTCCTACTTCAGGGGAAGTAAGCTTCGCCACCGCTGGAACGGTCTAAGAAAATGAAACTTACCCTACGCATTGAGTTCGCAGACGGAACACATAAAGACATTCTTGTATCAGCTCCCGATATGGTGGCGTTCGAGGATAAGTACAACGTTTCAATAGCGAAACTAGACGAACCGAAAATGAGCTGGTTGTTATTCCTTGCTTGGCATTCTGAGAAGCGTAGGAAGCAAACAGACAAAGAATATGAAACTTGGTTAGAGCTAGTGGACGGTATTGGAGCAACAGAAGACCCAAAAGTTCCAGAATAGAAGGATTGGGCGATAGCTCCGCTCATTGGTTTATAGCTTCCCTAGCGGTCGAGTCAGGTATTCCTCCAAGTGTTTTATTGGAGCAGTCCGACCGAATGCTATGGACAATGAATCGGTGGCTAGTCGCTAAGAACCTTCCGCGGTAGATGAAGCCCTTGCTAACGCAGGGGCTTCTCTATTTCGCTTTCGGTAGAATAGACAAGAGGTGAGTATGATAGGCATTAGATTAGACGTTCAAGGCGTCCAAGATACTATCCAGCTTCTTCGCAGAGCGCAGCCCGAAGCACTTGCTCAACTTCGCAGGGATATAAAAAACGACCCGGGGCTAAACGCGGTGGCTTCTTCTATTCGCTCAGAGATTCCGCCAGTCGCTCCGCTTTCTGGAATGATGAATCACAACGGAAGAACCCAGTATCGAATTCCTAAAGTCGCGCCAGTATTCAAAGCGCCGCGTCAAAATCTAAGAGGTAATGAATCTTCTTTGGTTACGATAGTTACCACTCCACCAGCGGACGGAGTTGGTTTCGAGATTGTCGATATGGCAGGTCGAGGAAGTCGCGGTAGAAGCGCACGGGGCCGGGCTATGATTGACAACCTTTCGAAGAAGGCTTCCCGCTACGTCTACCCGGGCTTCGAAAAGAAACAAGAGGGTATCGAAGAAGGCGTGAAAAGGATTCTTGATAACTACTCCGCTAAAGTAAACGTGAAACTAAAGGTTAGATAATGGCAGTCAGAATACCGATTATTACCGTCTTTGATTCTAAAGGACTAAAGGCGGCTCAATATCAGCTAAACAAGGTTCGCGGAAACTTCCAGAATCTAGGCAGAAACGCAGCCATAGCTGGAGCGGCAGTCGCCGCGTTCGGAGCGGTTATAGTTACTTCCGCTAAAGCCCTATCACGGATTCAGACAATAAACGCGCAGACTAACGCAGTTCTAAAGTCTATGGGAACTACCGCTAATGGTAGTGCGAAGGATATTGAGAATCTAGCCGGACGACTAGAAGTTCTTACAG